GTGTATAAGAGACAGCTCACGTTCTACGCGACGCTCAAAGAGCCCTACCACAACAACGCCACGTTCCTCATGAACCGCACCGGCCTTGCGACGCTCATGACGATCGTCGACGGCGATTCGTCCTTCATCTTCAAGCCCGAGTTCAAGGCCGCCGGTGTCCCCGCCACAATCAGCGGTTATCCGGTTCGGTTCGCCGCAGACCTCGCAGACCCCGCCGCAAATGCCAAGAGCTGGTATCTCGGCGACTTCGCTCAGGGGTACAAGGTGGTCGACCGCCTCGGCGTCTCGATCCTTCGCGACCCCTACTCCAGCAAACCCTATGTGCAATTCTACGCCCGGAAGCGCGTCGGCGGTTCCCTTCTCCAAGGCGAGGCGATCAAGTCCCTCGTTTGCGACGCAACCTAAAAGGAGGTGACCGATGTCGAACAAAAAAGACCTGTATCACAACATCCTCGCAGGTGGCGCCGAAGCCACCGGAAACCAGTGCATCGCGGCCGTCACGGCCGCGGCTGACGTGACCGGCGAACCGATCGACACGCTCGGCTACGACGGCGTCACCGTCGTTGTCAATCTTGGCGACAGCGCCGGGACGCCCGACGGCACCGACAAGTGGAATATCTACATCCACGTTTCGGACGCCTCGGGCTCCGGCTTTGCCGTGCCCGCCTCTGACGACGACGTTCTCGGCACCTGCGCGAGCGGAGTCATTCACACGATCGACGACGCGACCACGAAGGACAATATCACCATCATGCGCGGCTACGTTGGCCCGAAAAGGTACATCAAGGTTTTCGGTGACAAAATCGCATCCGGCCCGAATCAGCCGATTTCCGCCGACGTGATTCTCAGTCACGGCCGCGCAGTTCCCACCGTGTAACCAACTAACCCCGACGGGGAGGGCTCCGGCCCTCCCCTGACGGGACTTGAGGAAGGGAAAACATGAATATCAAGATGCTGAGACACAGGCGAGGGACGACGCTCGACGGCAAGCTGATCGTCTTCCGGATGGGCGACATTCTCCGCATTCACAAGGACGTGACGCCGGGAACGGCTGACCTGTACGTCCGGAAGGGGTGGGCCGAGCCTGTCAAGCCGAAGCGTTCCGCCGCCGACACCAAGGCGCTCCACGCGGCCCCGGAAAACAAGGCGATGAGGCCGCCGGCCAACAAAAGCAGGAAAAGCAAGAGAGGCAGGAAATGACCCCTTTCGTCGACTGGGAAGCGGACGATATGCTCGCCAACGGCGGCACCGGCTCGCCCGGCGCAACCCCTCCGCCCGGTGGGGGCGCCTGGTCAGTCACGACCGACCCCGCTTGCGAACCAGTCACGCTCCAGGAGGTCAAGGATTTCGCGGAGATCGACGCCACCCGGCACGACGCTGCGATTGAGAATATCTTCATCCCGGCCGCTCGGGAAGGCGCAGAGAACTACATGGGCCGGTCGCTCATCACGCGGACTATCACCTACAACATCGACGCATGGCCTTCATCTGGCCGCCTCGTGCTCCCCGCGCCCCCGATGCTCGACGTCGCCTCAATCAACACTCTCGACGCCGACGGCGACGCGACCTTGTGGGCGGATACCAACTACTATCTCGACACCACGAGCGAGCCGGGGGTCATCGTGGCGAAAACGACCACGCCCACAACCGAGCGCTCACACCGGGGAATCATCATCGTTTATACGGCAGGCTACGAAGCCCTGCCCTCCGCCGTCCCGGCTGCAATCCGCACGGCGCTCCTCGCGTGGACGGCCGACATCTTCGAATCAAAGATCGCCTTCGCGGAGCCGCCCGCCCGGGCGCTCAAGGCGCTTGCCCCTTACCGGATACTGAGAATATGAGCCACGTTCGCCAAATGCTGAAGCACACCGTTCGCCTTGAGGAAGGTGCGCAGGCGAGCAACGAGTTCAGCGGCGGGCTCGACACGACCTACACGCCGATTGCGGAGTTCGGGGCCAAGATCGCTTTCCTTGGTGGCCGTGGACAGCGCGGCGACCGCAACACCGACGAAGCTGCCCGCGCCACGATCATCATCCGCGCAAGGGAAGACCTCAAAAAAGGCCAGTTCATCACGTGGGTTCGGCACCGGATGAAGGACCGGCGTTTCCTGATTGACTCGATCATGGAGCCGGACAACGAGAAGGCCATTATCTCAGCCGTGGAGGTGGAAGAGGAATGAAACGAACGATAGCGATTCTTGCCACACTGCTCATGCTCGCCGGGTGCCAGGCGATTTCCAAGATTGCAGGGACGGAGACCGGGACCAGAACCGCCATTCTTACCATCGAGGGCGTCGTCGACGGCGTCCCGGTCGACCTCTCTGGCACCTACGAAGAGGAGAGCGAGAAGACGGAGGAGCGGGAGGAAAAGCGGGACACGAGCGTTCCGGCGGCGAGCGGCCTCCTCGGGATGATCGCCAAGATCGCCGGCGGCTTGGCTGTGGCCGGCGGGCCGCTGTGGCTTGCCCGCAACGGCCTCGCGAATTCGGAAGCCGGGAAGCTGTTCGGCTCCTTCCTCAAGACGCCCGTCAAGGCGATGCAGGATAGGGAGGGCGCCACCTGATGCACCTCTCCGTACTCACGAAGCCAGCCAACACCGCCGACATCGCCCGGGAGATCATCTCCGCAGGCGGAGCCGGTAGGCGGGCTGTGAAGCGGGTCATTGTCGTCGGCGCCATGAATATCAAGAACGACTACCAGCGCGCCATAGCGAAGGGGCCAGCGACGGGCAAATGGTATCGCAACCGAGGGAAGGGCCGCCCGGATCACCGCGCCTCAAAGGCAGGCGAGGCGCCCGCGTCGGACACCGGCCGCCTTCTCTCCTCGATCGTTTTCCGGGCGAAAAAGCTACAAGCGGAAGCGGGGTCCGTCGTGGACTACGCCGAGGCCCTTGAGTACGGAGCAAGGCCCGCCGTCCTCGGCGGTTCGTCCCGGAGTGGGGGAGTCAGGATCGCAATGGGCGAAGGGATCGCACCTAGGCCCGCTCTCGGCCCGGCGGTCGATAAGCACCGCCCGAAGATCCGCACCGCCATCATCAAGCGACTGAGGGAGGTGACAAGGTGAAGCTGAAACCCATCGTGGAACGCCTCACCGATCAGCTCAACGCGGATCACTATCCGATCATCGCGGGCGCTGTTGAACTCGCCGCCGCCGTCAAGGGCGTGTCCGGGTATTCCGGGCGCTGCCTGTTTGTTGTGCCAGCCGGAACGAAGGTTGATGAAAACGATCAGAGCTCAGGCCTCAATCAAACCAAAACCGAAACGTTCGTCGTTTTTATCAAGATTCCAGCGGCGCAACAGTCCAAGGAGAAGCTCGGCTTTGTGGCGTTCGACACCCTGAACGCAATCGAGCAAAACCTCACGAACGCCTTGCTTGACCCTGAGTGGCGGCCTGATGGGGCGTCAAGTCAAGTGACGTGGACGGAGGCGAACAACGAAGAGTTCAACACGGCGGAATTGTGGCACAGCTACACCTACTCCGTCGACTACCCCGTCACCGTCACCACCGACCCAGCGACCAGGGACCAGCTCTGGCTCATCAATACGACCGTTTCCGTGGGCGACGAGAACACGGACGACTTCGAAATCAACGCCGAATTCCCGGCGGACACATAAGGAGCCTCTAATGGATTACACCCCGAAAAGAATCAAGGTCAAGCCGGGGCCGCTTGCGGAGGGACCGGTCTACGATCCCGCCCGCGGCATGGCGCCGCTCGACCCCGAGGGGAGCTGGGTTGACGAAAGCTCCTTTTGGATTCGCCGTATCAAGGAGGGTTCGGTTGCGCTTGTCGGCGCCGTCGAGCCGCCCGCCAAACTCACCACCAAGAAAACGAAGGGAGGTGAAAAATGACCGTCTCTCTTTCCATGCGCGTCCCGGGCACATACGTCGCCTTTGACAACTCCGCCGCAGTGCAGGGCCTTGTGGCCGAGCAGGAACGCGCCTTGATCGTCGGGCCGATGACGGACAACGTGGCATTCGAGGAGGGCGTCGGAGACGCGGACACCCTCTATCGAATCACCAACGGCAATATCGCAGACGGGTATTTCGGCCCGCAGTCGATCCTCGCCGCAGCCTGCCGGGCGTTCCTGCTTGCCAGCCCCAATATGGAACTCTGGGCCGCAGGACAGGCTGACGGCGCCGGAGTTGCCGCAGCCGGAATTGTCACTTTTGGCGGCACAGCCACAGCGGCCGGGTCGCTCAACCTCTACGTGGCGGGGCTCCCTGTCCGCGTTGCGGTCGCAGTCGGCGACACGGGGGCAGCGGTTTCGGCGGCCCTGGACACGGCGATTGCCGCTCGCACTGACCTCCCTTGCACGGCGTCCGACGCCGCGGGCGATCTCACTTTTACGGCAGCCAACAAGGGCTTGCTCGGGAACTCGATTAGTATCTACCTTAACTGGGCAGACTCCGAAGAGACGCCCGCGGGGATCACCGTCGACCTGACAGGCCTCGACGCGACTTACCATTATCTCAAAGACGGCACCCTCGACGCGGTCTTGACTAGCACGATTTCCGCGATGATGGACGAGCAGTATCACTATGTTTTTTGCTGCTACAACGACGCGACCGTCACAGCGGCGCTCGGCGTGGAGATGAAACGCCGCTGGACGCCTGAAGTGCGCGCGCCCGGCTGTGCCTTCATTTGCGCCCGCAAGCTCCACTCCGCCGCGATCACCTGGGGCGAACTCTGGAACCACGAGTATACAGCCGCCATGGCTTATTCCACCTCCCCGACACCCCCGTGGGTTTGGGGTGCCGCATGGATGGGTGCGATCTCAAAGGCCGCATCTGAGTCGATCGCCGCCAAGGCTCGGCCTTTCCGGGGAATCGAGATCCCGGGCGTGCTGGCGCCGAAAGAGGGCACAGCCGCAAGGTGGGACCTCAACGAGCGAAATCAGCTCCTCTGGGGCGGATGCTCCACCTACACCGTCGACGCGGGCGGCCGGGCCGTCATCGAGCGAGTCATCACGACCTACCGAGAGAACGCCATCGGTGCGCCGGACACGTCCTATCTCAACCTACAGACCGTGCTTTCGAGCATGACCTTTTCAACGCAATGGTGGACTCGGTTCGCCGCTCGCTACGTGCGCCACGGCCTCGCCGACGACACGGCGCAGCTCAGGCCGAACCTCAGAATCGTGCGACCGAAAGACCTTGTCGACGAAGGGTACGCGCTCTGCCGCGAACTCGAAGCGGCGGGACTTGTCGAGAACGTCGACGACCTGGTTATCGCGGCGGCGCGAAGCCTGACCGACGTCAACCGCGTTGATATGACGCTCTCCCCCGACTGGGTGAATCAGTTCCTCATTTTCGACACCAACGTTCAGTTCGTCCTCTGATGAAAGGATAGATCAATGGGATTAGTTTTCGGAGAGGCGGAGGTGACCTTGAACGGGACGCTTCTGCCCACAAAAAAAGGCGTGACGGCCGGCGGCTTCGGTGATCTGCGTCGCCCCATTGTTGAGGGCTACGTCCATGGCCACGTCACGGAAGCGACGATCAAGTGGTGTGAATGCCCCGTCACCGACAGCTCAGATATCAACATGATGGCGCTCCATAACACGGAGAATGGAACCCTCGTTATCCGCTCCGGCGGCAAGTCCTACACGCTCCGAAA